GGGGCCAACTTTTAACTTAAAAGCGCTCGATGGCAAACACTACCTACGCCACGATCACCATTTCTCCAACTACACAGGTTGCGGTAATACCCTCGACCTCACCCACCAGCCAACCCTGAATCTGGTTATGGATACGCTGCGCTATTGGGTTGAAGAGTTTCATGTTGACGGATTCCGCTTCGACCTCGCCGCAACACTTGGCCGCAACCGCGAACACTTCAATACTCAAGCGTCATTTTTCCAAGCCGTAGGCCAAGATCCGCTACTGCGCACGGTCAAGTTGATCGCTGAGCCTTGGGATATTGGCCCAAATGGTTACCAAGTCGGTAACTTCCCTGATGGCTGGAATGAGTGTAACGATAAGTTTCGCGATATTACCCGCAGCTTTTGGCGGGGGGATCACGGTTACTTAAAAGAGTTTGCCACTCGTATGATGGGCTCTCGAGATATTTACTCGGCGAGTCGCTGGCCTGAAAAGCTCACGGTCAACTACATTACCTACCACGACGGCTTTACCCTCCAAGATCTGGTCTCTTATAAGCATAAGAACAACATCAAAAATGGTGAAGGCAACCGCGACGGACACGGTGACAACCGCTCGGATAACTATGGTGTCGAAGGCGAGACCAGCAATATGCTGATCAAAGCGACCCGTGAAAAGCAAAAACGTAACTTCATGGCGAGCCTATTGTTTGGTTTTGGCATTCCCCACATCCTGACTGCTGACGTGCTCTCTCATAGCCAAGACGGTAACAATAATGCCTACTGTCAAGACAATGAGCTAAGCTGGATCAACTGGCACCTTACAGAGCGAGAGCGGCACTTTAAAGAGTGGCTGGCCAAATTAGTGGCAGCTCGCAAACAGTACATGCTGCCATTTATCAAAGCCTTCAGTGGCGATTCAAGAAACCGTAACCGGGTCAACTGGCTTCGTACCGACGGAGAGTTGATGAGCCACGAAGACTGGAACCGGATCCGCGCCATTGCTCTGCAATTAGGCCTTGAAGAGGATGGCGATGAACTGCTGTATCTGATTAATCAGTCAAGTGTGCCTGCGCGCTACAAACTCCCGGTGCACGAAAACAAGGAGTGGCAGTTGATCTGTGATACCACGCTGCACAAAGCGCATCAAAATATTGTGGTGGGCGAGCAGTTAGTCGAGCCTATGTCGATGACTATTTTGCTCTATAAGGCACCCAGCAAAGCGGTATAACCCGTCATTTAATAACAAGAGGGTTTAAAATCAAATTAAACCCTCTTCCATTTCGCAACAATGAATAAATAGCCCTCTATTTATTTACGAAACAAAACACAAACCCAACACCATTTGACATCCAAACACTTTTTGAAAGATATGCATTGAAGCACATCGAATTTGTGATTAGTATTGCAAAAAAAGGGTTAAAACTGCCCACAATTAAACAACATACTAATTACGTCAATGGCATTACCAAAACTCATACTTAAACTACTGCGTCCATTATTGGTGTCGCTCACCGCTTTCATGCTCTATTTAGCTTATCAGCAGCTAGATCAATCTGAAAAACTTGCGCTTGAGCAATCACAGGCGAATATCCGTACCGCTTCGGTGCTGATTGACGCGCATATCGATGCCAGCATCAGCAAATTTTTTATCCTCGAGCAAACGTGGTTAGAAAAAGGTGAGCTGGCCTACCAAAACACGGTTGAACAAATCCTATTAGATACCCCCACCTATTCCGACATTATTCTGCACTCGAAAGCGAGCAATGAATACACGTCATTACGGGGCACCACTATTTCTCACTCAATTGCAACCTCGCTCTCTTGGCAACGCATCAAAGATCACGGCCAAAATTTTGAAGTGTCGACCGTTTACGAGAAAGAGCCCAAGCACTGGGTGTTTGCTATTCGCCACTCGAACCCGCAGCTGGCCTACAATCTCTGGATTGAGTTTGATCTGCTGTACGTGACTCAGCACCTGCAATCACTGAAAACGCTCAAAAACGGCTATCTATTTATTGTTGATAAAGATACCGAGCGGCTTATTTATCACCCCGACGCACAGCAAATTGGTCAGCCTTCTCTTGCTTATTTAGCTGGCATTAAAGAGCAAGTCTTGCAAGGGAAACCAGCTGGGCTTATCGAATACTATTACCAAGACAACTTCAAAATCTCGGTCTTTGACTCCAATAACGATCTCGACTGGGTATTCGTTGCTGGCACCAATCGAGCAGATATTTTATCGAGCAGCAAACAGTTTAACCTCACCGCACTGGTGCTATTTGCCCTACTGTTTCTTTTTGTTGCCATCAACTACATTCTGCGCCAACTCAACCATGAGTTTAGTGTACTGAGTAATACCACCTCTCGGCTGGCGTTTAAAAATCAAATAAAACATATCTTTCAACGCTTTTGCTGCCATAAGAGCATGCAGCTCTGTCTATTTGAGAAGCAGACCCACAGCTTTATCACTCTAGACTATCACGGCCAAATGAAAGTCATTTTTGAACAGGAAGCGTTTTCTAATGGCATTAAGTGCAACGAGATTGGCTATTACAGCGGCAAGAACGCAGATCCCCTAGCCACGAGACTACGATTTCGCTCGCGACATTACCGGGTTCCACTGTTTTCTCATGACGAACTGATTGGCATCATTTATATGAGTGCCAAATGGCCAAGCCACAACATGGTACTCAATATTATTCAAGGCGCAGCCGAAAGTGCTTTGGCAAACATCCTACTTAAAGAGCAGGTGTCTTATATTGATCCTATGACCCAGCTCGATAATAAGTTCCTGTTCGCCGAGCGGCTCAAAACCTCAATCCGTCAAGAGTGCGGTTACTTGGCTTTTATCGATATTGATGAACTCAAAAGCATCAACCAGTGCTTAAGCCACTTCCATGGTGATCATGTGATTTTACAAACCGCGAAGAAGCTACAGATGCTTTTCCCCAAACCAACAGCGCAAAGTATTGCCCGTTTAAGCGGCGGGGAGTTCTGTTTGCTGTTTGATGCCAGTAGCAATAAGGAAGCCTACGCCTATGTCGAGATGCTGAGAGAAGCCGTTAGCCAGCACGACTTCACTTTTGAGCATCAAGCGCTCAACATCACGGTCAGCGTTGGGCTAACCAAGGTATCTCAATGTCAGCAAGCGAGCATCAACCGAGCCGATTTGGCATTAGATAAGGCCAAGCAAAGCGGCCGTAATCAAGTGATCATGTACGCACGCTAGCCCGGTCTAAACAACGACCCAGCCTCGGAGCCTGTGCTCTGAGGCTCCCCCCCTTTTTTTTTGCTCTAGCCGAGCTGTCGGCGCTGATGGGTGAGTTCGTCAAAGCCAACACACTCAATTTGATGGCTCTCTAGCCACGCGATAAGCTCTGGAGAAGTTAAGATCTGTTGTTCTGTATACCGCTTATCGATGTAACCCGTTACCCCTTTAAGATCGGCGTTGTGCTGATTACTTGGGTGACACATCAATTCGACGGTGCCGTTAGGCGCTTTTTCAAGACAGCCTAACAACAGTACTTTTAGCTGCTCTAACGAGACGCCGTGGTCAAAAAAATCAATTTCAAAGCTATCTGGTGTCGCGACCTTAAGGCCTTCTTGGCCACTGACCACGCTATCAACGCGGCGTACCGGAATATCGACCTCATTGGCAAAGCGGATAAAGGCTTGCTTTAAGGGCGCAAACACCCCCGCAAAGTGATGGGTATCGATGTGATTAATCGCAAAGCCGGCATCGATCGCCGCTCGATATTGAGCTTTCAGCTCTCGATACACCTCTTTTTCACAAACATCATGTTTGGTCATCAAGGTTGCTCTATCAATAAAATAGCCCTGCTCATCGACTAAGCTAGAGACTTGATGCAAAGGAGAAAGCGGCCTACCCGCGGTAACCGTAAAATGCAAGCCAACTTCAGGCACCAACCCCTGCTGATAGAGGGCAATAGCGTGATCGGTGCCTTTTTGATTCATCATTACGGTGGTCGACTTAACCACCCCCGCCTCAAGGCAGGCGACGATGCCCAAATTCACACTCTCAGACAAACCAAAGTCATCAGCATTCATGATCAATTTCATCTCACTTCTCCACAATGCATTGGACTCACTCCAACGGCCAAATGACAACCAATCAACGACTTATCACACAAATGAACCATAACAGCATAACAGATCTCGATACCAGTCGAGCAAGCCCGATAAGGCTCAAATCCTGGTTTAGCGATCGCGCTCTCTCTCCCTACGCCAGAATTAACTTTGATAAATGAGCATTCTCAATAATTAAAAGTCGATTAACTTCACTTTTATCATCGTTACAAAGCCTTAACTTTGCGGTAGGCTAACAATTGACCGTGCTGCCCAGCTATCTGATTATAATAATTAATATTTTTTTGTAATGTCACTACCACGCCGTGTTAGGACATCGACGTTAGGAATGACTGTATGTTCAAACGATTTGAAAGTTTTACCGAGGCTTTTCCCAAAGATGAGCCCATTCAACCGCCAAAAGGGATCATCGCGTTTTGCCGCCACTACACGCGTGGTTTTGAAAAACCGCTGTTAATCATGGCGATACTGAGCACCATTGTCGCCATTATTGAAGTTTCTCTATTTGGTTTTATGGGCCAGTTGGTCGATTGGCTAAGCACCAGTAACCCTGAAACCTTTTGGCAAGATAATCAATCGACCTTGATGTGGGTAGGAGTATTGCTTTTGGTTGTGATGCCGCTTCTGGTGACGGGTTACTCTTTACTGGTCCACCAGACGCTGCTTGGCAACTACCCAATGTCGATTCGTTGGCTCGCGCACCGCTACCTGCTCAAACAAAGTGTCTCTTTTTATCAAGATGATTTTGCTGGCCGTATCGCCACTAAAGTGATGCAAACCTCGCTTGCGGTCCGCGAAACCGTGATGAAAACCTTTGATGTGTTCGTTTATGTCTCGGTCTATTTCACCTCGATGTTGGTGATGTTAGCGCAAGCGGATTGGCGTCTGATGCTGCCGATGCTGGTTTGGTTAGGCTGTTACATTGGTATTCAAATGTACTTTGTGCCGCGACTTAAGAAAGTCGCCACAGAGCAAGCCAACGCCCGTTCAACCATGACAGGGCGCATTGTGGATAGCTACACCAACATCGCAACCGTGAAGCTGTTTTCCCATAGCGAGCGAGAGATGGAATACGCCGAAGAAGGCATGGAAGAGTTTCTTGCCACCGTGAAAAAGCAAATGCGCTTGGTCACGGGGTTTGATGTCTGCGTGGAGATCACCAACTACGTGTTGGTGTTCAGCGTTGCCACGATCTCAATCTTTTTATGGATGGAAAGCGCCATCACCATCGGCGCCATTGCTATCGCGATCAGTTTAGCCCTGAGGATCAATGGCATGTCGATGTGGATCATGTGGGAGGTCGGGGCGTTGTTTGAGAACATGGGTACCGTGGTCGATGGAATCGCCACCCTATCGAAACCGGTTGAGATCAAAGATAAACCCAACGCCAAGCCACTTGAGGTAAGCCGAGGCGAAATCCACTTCGATGATGTTAGCTTCCATTACGGTGAAGAGTCTGGGGTAATAAGCCACCTCGATCTTAAAATCAAACCCGGTGAAAAAGTGGGCTTGGTCGGCCGCTCAGGGGCCGGTAAATCGACCCTGGTTAACTTGCTGCTGCGTTTTCATGATGTCGAGCAGGGCTCGATTCGCATTGATGGGCAAAACATCTCTGAAGTCCAGCAAGACACGCTACGCCGCACCATCGGCATGGTGACACAAGATACCTCACTGCTGCACCGCTCCATCCGTGACAACATCTTGTATGGCCACCCCGAGGCGAGCGAAGAAGCGATGCTGCGCGCCGCCGAGCAGGCTCACGCCGATGAGTTTATCTCGACCCTGAGCGATCCATTTGGTAACACGGGTTACGATGCACAGGTCGGTGAACGTGGCGTGAAACTGTCTGGCGGCCAGCGACAACGCATCGCCATTGCGCGAGTACTGCTAAAAGATGCACCGCTGCTGGTGCTTGATGAGGCCACCTCGGCGCTGGACTCAGAAGTGGAAGCGGCGATTCAAGAAAGCTTGATTGAACTGATGCAAGGCAAAACCGTGATTGCCATTGCCCACCGTCTATCCACCATTGCCGCGATGGACAGGCTGATTGTGCTTGATAAAGGCAACATCGTTGAGCAAGGCAGCCATCAAGAACTCATCCAAGCCGATGGCATTTATGCTCAGCTTTGGGCGCATCAAACCGGTGGTTTTATTGGCGAAGGCGAATAAAACCCATAACTACTTGATTTAACTTAATTACTGATAACTAGACAAATGGCGATAAGCTGACTACAACCGACTATAACCGAGGTTAACTAGCGGATGTCGCCACTTTGTCGCCATTAATTTTCTAACGGATTTAGCTGAACAGCTTGCATGAGATGATCAGGGGTAAAGTGAGCATAAGCCATAGTTTGTTCAATTTTCTTATGACCTAAAATGCGCTGCAATACCAAAATATCACCGCCATTCATCATAAAGTGACTTGCAAAAGTATGCCTTAGTACATGGGTAGCTTGCCCACTAGGAACATGATCAGGCAAAGCACGTTTCACACACTCCCAGGCCGCATAATAACGTACGTCAAACAGAGCGTGCTCAGTGGCACCAACACTCAGAATCTCCATGTATAACGTAGCAGAAATAGGTACTGAACGATTCTTTTTGCCTTTAGTTTCGGTGAATAGCAGTTTGTGTTTATTCAATTGGGAACGTTTTAGGCTTAGCGCCTCACCAATTCTAGCTCCTGTTGCTAAACAGATTTTACAAGCAATGTATATTTGCTTAGCTGATGGACTATTGTCGTTTCTCACTCGCTCTAAAAAAGGGGCTATCTGCTCTTTGGTTAAAAAAGCCAACTCTCTTTCACTGTCTCTAATCAATTCAATATCAGCCAATGGGTTAGGTAAATCCCAATGACCATACTTGATAAGCCTGTTAAACATAGCACGTAATGTTTTTAGCTCAATATTATGAGTGGTAGCTGAAATAACGAGATCAGGTCTAGTGGGGTGGTGGCTCACTCGATTGGCACGATACTTAAGATAATCATTAGCAGTAAACAGGCGTGCTAATGGATTGTTAAGCATCTCAACCGTTTTCGCCATTACATCATAGGTGTTCTTGCCCGTTTTGACCGAATGGCCATGCACCTGCCACCAAGTATCAAGTAAGTCTTGCAAGCGGCGATGATCAGTTTTCTTACCTAACCATGGCTTGTCATCTATCTCTTTCATAGTGAATAGCTCGAAAGACCTCGCCTCCCCCTTAGTAGCAAACTTTTTTCGCACACGTTTACCACTACGCCCTTGCGGGTAGCACTCACATAGCCACGGCTTCTTAGAGCCATCTTTTAGGTTTCGAATAGACACAATAAATACCTTAAACACTGTACGTAAATACAGTATAATTTTAAGGTGTTAATTTCAATGTGCTATACAGTCTCAGTTGTACAGCAGACATAAAAAAAGCACCCCTTAGGATGCCTTTCTTTTCTAAACCACCGCCTTCATTACGGTGGTGACCACTTTACCAATCACTGCAAAATCGTCGAGCTTTTGCTCATTTACAATGAACGGATCATATTCGTCTTTATTGTCTGAAATGACCTCATAACCCTCTGCCATGATGTCGTATTTCAAGCGCTTTATATAAACGTGCTTACCGATGCGGACGACGTAAACCCCATGCTTAACAGGGTGGTCTAATTCTCGAATGTCGACCAAAACTTCATCACCATCACTCAATGTGTCTTCCATTGAGTCACCGTGACAAATAATGATGCGCGCAGAATCTTCAGTAAGGCCAAATCGCTTAAGCCATAAGCAGGGCAAAAACTCCGTTCTTAACTGATACTCGGCACCATTTTGCATACCAAAGCCGCACGATGCATAAACGTTATAAACGGGAACAGCACACATGTCATCCATGTCAGATACAGTTTTCACTGATTTAACATTTGAGATTTCCGTCACATTATCAGGAATAGCATCATCACCGTACTTTCTACGCAATTGTGCTACTACATCCCCATCAAAATTGGAGATGTGATATTCCAATCCAGCCCTTATCCCATTTGCTCTACGAGACTTCCAACCGGCTCTTTTAGCCTTCTGACTGAAGCCCTGAGGACTGCTTGGAAGACCATCTAAATCTAAGAGCTCAGTTGTTTTAAACCATTCACGCACTCAAAATCCCTACGATAAACATTGACGAATCCCAAGAATCCGATCTAACATTCCACACATGAACCAGTCAAAATCCACATTTAAACAGTTAATTCTCGGATAAAGACTGATAAACACCGATTCATCAATGTAACACATACACGTCTAGTCGTGTAGTGATGTAGGACGCTGATTATGAATACGAAATATGCACTCCATGCTCGATTTGGTACTCCCGTTTTAGCTTTATGTGACATTTGCGAAGAGTTCTTCCATATCAATGAAGATACCGCTAAAGGCAAAGCTAACAACCAGTCTTTACCTATCCCTGTTTTTCGAATGGACGACAGCAAACGCAGCCCATTTATGGTGCATGTGGATGACCTAGCTGATCTAATTGATTTACGCCGTGAAAGCGCACTTAAGGAGTTTGTAACTAAAGCTCCTATGGAATCTGATGAGCGGGAAACAATCCGATTACGTTTGCTAGATCTGCTTTCCACTCCCACACCGGAGGAAAAGCTATGAGTCAATTGCTTACCTCCCCTCCTGCCTGTCCGTACGTTACGGTCGATCAATACTGCAATCTCTCTGGCCTAGCCGAGGGCACCGTGAAGCAGTTCATTGATGAAGGGCGAATCATCATTAAACCCAAGAATCGAGCAAGGGAAAAAACCCTCATCAATATGTTCGCCATGAATGAGATGGCTGCTCGTGAAGCGCTACAGCAGCTGGGCTAATTAACCTTTTTTGTATGTTGTAAAGAGTATCTGATATGAAAGAAAACCAAACAATGTGCATCTTTTTGGCCGATGTACAACATGAATACAACGAAGCTTGTTCCCTGTTTCGAGCGCGTCACCGTAACGAACTAACCATTATTGCTAATGTCTGTGGCTTACGTTCTAACATGCTGCGCAATAAGCTCAATCCAGAGCAACCACACGTACTCTCTTTGCCAGAAATGATGGCTATTTCTAAAGCTACGGATGACTACGTAATTTTAGAAGTGGTGCTTCGCAACCTTGATTTGGTGACTGCACACATACCAAAGGGCAGCGACAAAGAAACATTTATTAAGCGTGCTCTGAACAATTCTATTTTTGCAGGTGAGCTTTCACAGCTAGCGCTCGATAACGCGGGTAACAGAACACTCCCTCGCTCAACTCGCAGTTCAATTATCAGTACAGCCCAAGCTGGCATTAGCAACCTGATGCAATTAATCAATGATCTAGAAAACCGCACAGGCAGTGGTCAACCTTTATTCAACATGGGTGTTGAGTTCTTGGCCAACGGCGCGCCAATTCCAGGTTTATCGTGAGGGACTAACCATGAGTCAACTAGCTAGAAAAACCCACCCCGATGCAGCAAACCTAGCGCCAAGTGCTAGTGAAAGCTTGGCCAAGTGCAAGTCACTTTTCACAGGTGAACATACTCGCTGCCAAATCAAGGCAATGTACAACAAATTAGCTCCAAAGCAGCGCGGCCTTATTTGCATTGCTGGCGGTTTAAAACCTTCTGAATACAACCGCGACTTCGAGAGCTTTGATGATCTTGAACTGCAAAAAATCCGCACTGGAATGCAGTTTCTAAAAAGCATGGCCGTCGAGTTCGATAGCAAGCTTGGTGACGTTCGCCGCCTGAAGCACTACCAGTTTAGTAACACACACTAACCAGTTTTATTCCAAGTCGACCTTTGCCCCTGTCATGGGGGCTTTTTTTTCGTCTTAGCGTAGGAGCATAGAAGATGAATACATATGAAAAACTAGTCGAAGCAAGAAGCCTAATAGACGAAGCGTTAACCACTAGCGTTGGTTCTATGAACCACAAAAACCTACCGGCTGAAGCATTGGCCTGCAAACAGAAGTTGTTCACTGGTCTGAATACTGACAGAGAAGTGATCGACATTGTTAATGCCATTAATGGATTGGCAATGGCGAACACGGATGTAATTCATGTGTTCACGAACTTTTCTGGGCATGTAGATAAATTCCAAGTCTACGCTAATTCGGCAAACACAGATTATCAATCTACTGGCCATGACAAGCTACTAGATGAGGACGTCCGCATCACAGATAAGGATGCGCTAGAGCAACTTCTATTCATCGAAAGTCAACTCACAGAACTAATCATCACGGCCCGTGAAGAAGCCGAAGCAAAATCCGAGGTGGAAGCATGAGCAAACTCACTCTACACGAACTGAAAATCTCTTCCGTTCATTTCACCGAAGTACTCGCAGGCCGTAAAACAAGCGAAGTTCGACTGAATGATCGCAATTATCAAGTAGGGGATTGTTTGAACCTGCGTGAGATAGAAAACGGCGAATACACCGGGCAAGAAATGAACGTGCAAGTTAGCCACGTATTAGACGGTGGCCAGTACGGACTGGCAGACGATTGGTGTGTGCTTTCATTAGCCAATGCCACCCACGCAAAAGCTCAACCGCTTATCGAGTATTTACGCGACCGACTACAAGAAACCTGTGATTGCATCGAAGCAGGTTACGGGATTATGCGCAAGTCCGGCCACACCATTTCAGACTCTCAATCAACGGTAGAAGGTGGCAGAGCCTTTATTGACGTTGCTAATCAGTACCTCAGCACTATTGGGGGACGTAACCATGCTTAATTTCTTGGCCGTTTACCTAAACAGCGGCGGCGGTGTGGTGAGAAACAGCGAAGGCGAAGTGATGAACATGCAGCTAGGCGAACACGAAAGCGCGGAGCTGGCCATCGAAAACGCCTGCGAGCTGTTTAACTGTCGCCACGTTATGAATGGTGTCTGCGTGAAAGGCAATCACACGGGCGGTTTTATGATCGTCGATTCACAGGAGTTTGCCGAGTTATGAGTAAGCATAGTGTAAGAGTCACCTCATTGGGTGAGTTGAAATCGATTATCGAACAGGCAGAAAAACAGGGCCTGACAGATGACGCCAACGTGTTCTGTTGCGGTGATTTCGGCCTATCTGTTCGCGGTGTGAAAACCGACGAAGCGTCTTATTTGGCTATTGACCAAATCGACTATGTGGCCGATGAGGAGCAAGCATGAAAACCCAATACGAATACAACGGAATGAAAGGTATTCCGGCCATCGCCAAATCGCTTGGCATGGCTGAGTCAACGCTATACGCAAGACTAAAAAAAGGCATGCCATTCATAGAAGCGGTAGAAACACCACCGGATTTGCGCGGTGTTCGCGTTAGCAAAAGGAAAATGCATGGGATTAAAAAACCTAGCATGAGCCCATTTTGGGCGTTGGCATTGGGGGTTCAGCTATGAGCGAAGCCATCAAAGTTGCCGCCGAGGCGCCGCAATACATCGAGTCTTTACTAACCGAAATGCTGGAAGGTGATCACCCAGACAACGAGGTTCTTCTTGGAACGCTGTTATCAGGCAAAGACACCATTCAAGTACAACTCAAAATCACCCGTAATCCGGCTGATTTTATGGATGAGTGCTAGGAGGGCAAGATGAGCGTTCAATACAAATTATGCAAAGACCAATTGAATAAGGGGCATATGTTAATGACCTACATTAATGGTCAGATCGCGACAATCATTTGGTTTGATACTGCTCAAGGTGACGATGACACGCAATGTTCACTTTGGCTTAATGGTAAATATGTTGGGTTTGTTGACTGCAGTTGTATCGGCGATGCAGGTAAGCAGGTCATGGCTATTTCTGTAGAAGATGCCAAGCAAGAAATAGCTCTATGCAAACCGCCAAACAACCCACCGAAATCGAACTAAATAATTTTCCATGGCAAGCCCCTTTAACAGAAGTTGAAGCGGGCTGCTTTGCCTCGCGCCGATTCCAAACCACCATCGAGCCAGACGACTTAACCGTCACTGAGCGAAAGCTATTTGAAGCCAATTCAAGTGATCACGAATGGCGTAAACAGTTTTTTGCTGATCTCCCTGAATACTTAACCAAGTATTTTGCTAAGCGATACATTGATATTTACAACAGTAAAAAGGGTGGCCGTAGCGCTGCCAATACCTACTTGCGTGAAAGAATGAAGCCTGCGAGTGAGCGCGTTCGCCTTGTTCTAACCAAGTACTGCAAACTACCGACAACCCAGAAGGTTGCCATGTTCTCTAAAGAATGCGAAGACGACGACCGACCGTTCGACAACGTGTATTTTACAGAGCATCGCATGCTAGAAGACATTAAGCGCGAGCAAATGTCGTTTGATTTTAGCAAAGTAGAACAAGACAGAAATCCTGTTAAAAACCGCATTTTGGCTGAACTGGAAATCGACGAAATTAAAGACATGGCTTTTAAAATTGCCATGATCGTCGATGGCTTTCTTCGTAGAGAGGGCGAGAAGTACCACTCTAAAACAGAGTTAGGAACAGAAATGGCTGTGGTGTTCTCTTACGAGCAAGCAGCTAAGTTTGTTAGCGAAACCTTCGGCATTAAGCCGCCGCGTAAATACAAAGAGCAATCGGAGCTTTCTGCCCTGCGAGACATTTCTCGCATGGTCAGTGAAAAATGGTGGAATAGCCGTTTGGTTCGCTGCCGCAAAATCATGCGCGAGCACCTAGCCATAGCCATGGGCCAAGTATCAAAACACGCTTCGCCTTATTCATCGTGGGATTGCATTCGCGAACACAAAGAACAACGCCAAAAGAACTGGGAGTTTATCGAAAACTCATCCTTATTCGATGAAGAAACAGGCGAAGAAGCCAGCCTAAAAGACATGGTATTAAAAAGCGTATCGAACCCTGCTATTCGCCGCCATGAACTAATGGTGCGTTGCCGCGGCTGTGAAGACATCGGCAACGAGCTGGGCTTGCAAGGTTTGTTTCTAACACTCACCACGCCAGCCAAATATCACAACAGCTACGCCAAAGGTGGCTTTATTGGCCACTGGAATGGCGCGAGCCCTCGTGATGCGCAAGCCTACTTAACCAATGTGTGGGCAAAAATCCGCGCTAAGTTAGGCCGCAAAGACATTCGTTGGTTTGGCGTTCGAGTAGCCGAGCCACATCACGACGGCACCCCACACTGGCATCTGCTTATTTGGGCAAAACCTGAACAAGTAGAATTAATTGAAGAAATTTTCACTGACTACGCAACCCAAGAAGACAGGCACGAACTGATCAATAAAGAAGGTCAGCTAGACCCTTCTGCCCGTTGCGATATTCAAGCCATTGACCCAGAGCTTGGTACAGCAACGGGTTACATCGCTAAATACATATCTAAAAACATCGATGGCTATGCCATGGATGATGATGTTTCCGACGAAACCGACAAGCCAGTAAAAGACATGGCGAAAAACGTGAGCGCTTGGAAAAGCCGTTGGAGCATTCGCCAATTCCAATTCTTTGGTGGTGCGCCGGTTACCACATACCGCGAACTGCGCCGTTTTGCCAGCCAGAATAAAAAAGCCTTTATGGAATACCTCTTCATGCAAGAGCGTGTTGATCTACTCACTATCTATTCAATGCTGCAACGTGAACTTGTTGGGCCAATTAAGCCAAGCAAGCTACTCACCCATGAAGAACTTTTGAAAGTGATTGGCGAGAACTATCAAGCCCGAATCGGCAGTGATGATTCAAGTGTCGTCGACACCTTGATCGCCGCCGACAATGGTAACTGGCAAGGTTACATTATGGGACAAGGTGGCCCGTTTGTTAAACGTGACGATTTGCTGATCAGAAACACTTATCAAGAATTGCCGTTTGCTTCACCTCACGGTGAAACCGTTAATAAGATAGAAGGCTTTGATGCCGCAGGCATGGCCGTTAAAACTCGCCTTAAAAGCTGGCAGATAATGCCTACTTCTGTGTTAGATGCCCAACGAGAAGCGGGGGCTCTTGCTCTTTCTGGAGCCTCTGGCTCCTCTCGGAGTTCTGTCAATAACTGTACGCGCCCACGGGCCGAACAGGTCAGCACTCAGCTATCACGGGTTTTAGCCCCAATCTCTTCAAATTCCGCTCTTAATACCGAGCCAGGTGCGAAAGCACCGCCAGGTCTAGATGAAGCGGCACTGTCCGCATTACTAAAAGGCAGTTCAATCCGTTTAGATAACGAGACAAGTATTCAAATTCGCCAAGCGGAGGCCGACGAGCACGGCAACATTCGCCCCGCGCAACTGGTTGAAGTGTCTCGCCAAGTAGAAGACGACAGCTGGATGAACTTCGAAGGGTTCGACACCCTATTCGAACTGCCAGATAACCCACAAATTAACGAAG